TGCCGTTGCGGCGGCCTTAACCGCGCGGCCTGCCAGATCTGTTTCGAGCTGATCCGTGAATTGCTTGGTCGCCGCGCCGATCTCTGTGATTTTGTCTCTAAACCCAAGCCGCTCGCGGACGTTGTTAATCATGCGAATCATCGGGTTGATGAATTGAGCAAATTTCTGCGAAACAAAAGAAAACATCATTACGAAAACGCGTTGAATGCTTGCGCTGAAGGACTCAAAAACAGCGCCGAGCCCATCGACCGCCATCTTGATCCGGCCGAATGATTCCTTCACCACGTCCCAAAGCAGGCCAACGGCATTGCTTACACCGCCCGCGCGTTCTTGCAGCCGATAGAACCAGACGCCCGCGGATGCAACCGCAGTAATGATGCCAAAGATGCCGCCCGCCATGATTGTGCGAAGCATAGTTGCGGACTGGCTGGCGGTTGCGATTGCGGAGCTGAAGTTCTGGAAACCTTGCGCCGCATCATTCCCCATCTGGCCGAAAACACCAGACGCGGCGGCTTCCTGAACCGGCGAAAGGGCTGCCGTGAGCTTGCTTGCGGTGCTGGTCGCAACGGCACTGATGCCTTGAAAAGACGCAATGGCCTTGGAGCCAAAACCCGCGATTTGGCCTTGTGCCGCGCTGAGGCCGGTCGTTAAGGCGTCTGCATTGGCGGAAATATTTACGATAAGATCAGGCAGTGCCATTATTCATACCCGCCTTCCATCCATTCCCGCAGATCGTCAACCTGACCTTGCGTTAGCCCGCCTGCATATGTCCCGGCTTGGCCTGCCGGTGCGTGGTACTCATATTCGGCCCAAAATTCGGCAAGTGTCATTCCCCAAAATTCGCCAGGCTGGATTCCCCAACCCCTGGCCAAGAGGTAGAGGTTTGTCCAGTCAATCGGCGCTATTTCGTCGGCTTCCGCTTGGGCTTGCTGGCCGCCACGGAAGCTTCGGGCTTTTTTGGGTCGTCCTCAGTTGGATTGCACACCTTAAGGAAGGTCTCGATCAAGGCAATGATGTCGTCAGTCTTGCCCGTCATCAGTTCTTCGAATACGTCTTCCTCTGTAGCCGTGCCGCCCGCTTCGCGGATCATATGGGCAATCATCGGAGACAAAAAACTGACCGGCGGGTCACCGCTTACAGTTTGCAAAGCAACTTTGGATAGGCTAACGCCGTCGCTTTCCATGCGGCGCAATAGCGCCATTGTGGGAACGAACCGGAGTTCTTCACCCTTCCACCTGATACTAACTTCGCGAAAAAGCCCCGGCATGAATACTCCTTACGGTTATGCTGCGGCCCAAGTGATTGCGCCAGAACTTTCGAAAGTCGCGCTAAAGGTCGCCGCGTTGGCTCCATCTTCGCCACCGATTTCGAAAGTCGTGATGCCGAATGAGCCGGTAAAGGTTCCAACGCTGTCGATATCAAAAACAAAACTGTTGAGGACGTTGGTCGAGTCCTCCGCGATGTCGAGCAGAGTCGTTCCATCAAGGCGGCCCGAGCATGTCATAGACATCGAAAAAGTCCCGATTTCTCCCAAGAAAGTGCGGATGCCCGCATCGCCCTTGTCGGTGATTTCGATATGCTCACGATTGATCGTTAGCGCATCGGTCAGAGCGCCCGCGATTGCGGTTCCGCCGCTCTTGATGCGCACTTTCCGGCCTGCTGTTTTAGCCATGATCTGCCCCCACTAGGTTGCCTTGCCTATACCATGCGGCCTAAGTCGCCGCAACAACTCGAAATCGCAACATGCAACGGCGCGTTTCGCCGTCTGCATCCGTTATTGTTTCGACGCCCTCACACTCGGTCGTGATATGCCCAGTGAACGCCAACGCCTGCCGGTGCAATAGCCCGTGTACGATCTTGCCGATGTCCTCGGCTTGCGTCGTGTGAAGTCGTGAATATACGTCAACCTGAACAATCGCATTGGTTCCGGTCGCGCCCTTGTCATTGTACCCCACGTCGGAAGTGATATTGAAGGTCACATATGGGAAGGCTGCGACGCTGCCCGAGTCGTCAACCTGCGGCGCGATTTCATTGAATATCGCCGCAAGCGGGCTGTATGCCGTGCTAAGTTGACTTGTGAGGCCGCTCACATTCAGCTTGGTGAAAAGCGCCGTGCGGAGTCCGTCGAGGTTCATCGGCCCGCCTCTTTTATCGCACGGGCGATTGTCTGCCGCATGATGCTTTCAAATTGTTTGCGGGTCTTTTCAGTCTCCGGCACCCAATTCGGGCGCGGTGCGATCTTGCGCGTTCCGTGTTCGAGCCAAAACGCATAATCCAGCTTGGTGCCGATCTCGAAGGATGACGCGGACAGTTCGTTGATATAGACACTGTTCATCAAACGCCCTGTATCTAGCGCTGGCGCTTCTCCCGGTGCTGACGCTTGATGTTGTAGGCTTAAATTCTGAGATCCGCCGCCAGGGACAAAAGCGACCGGCGGCCCGTCCATAGATCCAGCTCGGATCGTCATGTACTTCTGGCCAGGGATGCGAAAATAGACCGTTCCGGTTCCTGGTTTCTGATAGTTTGTTTTTATGTTTTCTTGAAGTTGCGCGGCAGTCTTTGTGATCGCTAGCCGCACGCGCTCTTGTGCCTGTTCACTTAGCGCCCGCAAGGCTTTTTGGAATGCCGCACGGCCCTTGATCTCTGCTGTGATGCTGTCTTTTTTCATCATGCGGGAACACCTCGTTCCGCGATGATTTCAAGCCACTGGTTGCGAAATTCTAGGTTATTGACGCTCAGCACGTTATAATTGATGGACCGGATTTGCACGCGATCGGCCTCACGGATTGCTGTCGAGCAATACCGGACCACAATCTTGACCGCCGCGTGCGCTTCCTTGCGCCCGTGCAATACCGCTTCGCGCCCGCTTGTTTGCGTGACGTGTCCGCGTGATGGCGTGCCTGATATCGTCGCCCAAGTCTCAGACCATGAGCCCGCGCCGTCTGCCGTTCTTGTGCGGCGCTGGAAGGTGACAGGCTCGCGCATCATTCCGGCGTTATAATCGCAACATTTCATTGCGGGCGGAACTCCACAATTTCAAAGCTGACGCTCATATCGATGGTCGTTGACGTTGAACGCGCCATGAAGCCGATGTCCGTTAATTCAGGGAAAGGCCCTAGCGGCGGGTCGAATTGGATTTGATGCAGGCCCGCCACCTGCGGGTATTCCTCGACAAGTCGCAACGCCTCATAGGGCGCGGCTGTTTGAAGAATGTTGCGGCGCTGAAATAAAATCAGATTGGCTTTCCTGTCCGCGTCGCTGGATATGCTGATAGATGTTATCATGATCTCGCGATAACGCGGCACGCTATACACCGCGATCTGACTTTGCCCGCGTGCGATGGTCGTGTCAGCAATCGTCGCCCAATCGGTCCCGCCTGCTGCGTTCTCAATTATGATTGCCGCCGCGTGGCTTGCCGCCGTTGCTGTAGCATAAGTGCCAGAGGCGCTAACGTAGGCCCGATAAAGTCTCAGGAATTGTTTAGTGGTGGCCGCGCTCGCGCTTGCGCCCGCCGTTGCTATGGTCTCCGTGATTTCGTCTCCGGTGGCATCGAGGCCCTGCAACGTGATTGCCCGTGCGCCTGTGCCTGCCGCCGTATCGTTTGCGTTGCCGCCGCTCTTAATGCGTAGCGCCGTAGCCCCTGAGACTTGCGGCGTGCGGTATATTCCGCCAATCGCAACAGGCGCAAAGGTTCCGCCGACGGAAAGATTCCGCCCGAATTTATGATTGACGCTGCAACCCTGCGCCAAGCCCCGCGTGATATCGTAACCGCTAGGCCAGGTCATATGCGGGCGACCTTGTATATGCCAAGCGTCGCGGCGGCCCCGCTGATGTGGTAGGCATCGCCCACTTCGCACGCATCGCCCCGGTGCGTGTACATGTAGGACGCAAGCTGGCGTATCGCCCGCTTGATCGGCGCGGGAACGTCTGAGGCCGCATCGCCGTAGCCGGTCACATAGACGATTTCGATCGCGTTGTTTGCCCTGAGAGCAACCGGCCAAGTCTGCCCGACTTTGAGCGTCAGGCGGCCCGGCATCCGTGCCGTGTCGATATCGAAAACATTGGCAGGCGTGACGCTGGTGGAACTGCTGTCCTCGTCATAAACCGTGATGCTTGTGACCGATTGGAGCGGGTATCGTGGAAGCTCCAAGCTCGCCCACGAACCTTTAGGCCCGTAAAGCTGGTTAATGTGGGTTTCGCGCCAGCCGTCCCACCAATCCTCGCGGGCTTGCGGCCAGTGATCGATACTTAGCCGCCAGCTTTGCGTGATGAACGCCAGCCCGGTCATGTCCTCGATTGATTGCCGCGCTTCCTCTATCAGATCATTCGCCGCGCCGTCCGGCAACGTCGTGGCGTCAACCACCAAATGATCGCGCAGCTCAGACGCCGTCACCGGCTCGACCGCTGGCGCACTGGTCAGGACGTTGCCGCGTTGCTGATACAGTTGCAAAGGCGCGCGGAGGCTCATGCGTCGAGATCCCTATTTTTGGGCGGGCGTCCGCGTCGTTTCTTTTCAGGCGGCGGATCGATCTTGGTGGCAATCTCCAACACGCCGACACTTTCGGCCACGCCTTCACTAATCGCGACTTGCGCAAGCGGCCCCTCAATGATGGTGCCGGGCTGCATGACTACAACCGTATGCCCTTGCGGCGCGGCCCGCCATTCTTTTACGATTTTAGCTTTCACTTACGCCTCTCCGTACTAGCTCATTGGTAGGTCTGCTATGGTCGTATCGTTTTTCAATCTCGTCCGCTGTCGGCAACTCGCGCGGTTCAATTGTCAGGCTCATGTCGTCCTGAAGCCTCACCTTGTGGCCGTCGCAGAAGCCGTAGAAAAGCGCATCCGGGCCGTCGATCGCGTCAAGTAGCGAGGTGGAGGCCGGAACGCTGATTTGGACGCCGCGCTGTTTTGCGATAGCGACCCAATACTCCAAACACGCCCGCCCGCGCTCTGCGTGGTGGCTATGTTCGTATGAGTAATCGCACCCAAAGATACTAACCCGCGCGGCCCCTGCATAGATCGCGGCGGCCATAGCGTAAGCGACCGTCGAATTAAAGTAGGCCTCGCCCAGATCCTTTACGACTTCCTCCAAAGGATACCGAACAAGCCCCAGAAAATCAGGATCGGCGTGGCTTGTATAAATCGGCCCCGCATAGCCACGCATCCAGCGCACCATGTTTGCGATATTGGATTTCGGCCGGGCTTGGGCGCGTTTCACCTGAACCCGGATATCGTCCATGTGAAAAACACGGTCGCATCGGAATACGTCGCCCAGCGCATTGACGCCCCACACCTCGTCGCAATAAGCGGATGCACCGCCTAAACGCTTGACGTGATCCGTGAACGCATCGACGGACGGTCCCATGCCGAGAATGGCAATATGCTTGCCTTTCAACTCGTTTTTTTGCACGGGACCGCCCTTAGCCTTAGGTCGCGACCGGCGCGTTGTGCGCGCGATGCAGGATGACATCCGCCGCGACCGGCGTTGCAGCCGTGACGGTGTTTGTCATTGATGCTTGCACGTAGCGCTTGCCGCCGATGTAGCCGATGCGCTTAGTGACATTTTCCGACACGCCATCGACGCGGGTTGCAGCCGCTGCAATGCCCGCCGCCGCTTCGGTGCCGAGCAGGTCAGTATCGGCGCACGAGGTCATCGTGCCCGTCACGTCACCGTGCAAGATCACCGGCGTGATCGTCGCGTTGGTTGCAGTGATTGCGCCGTACGAAAGCGAGATCTCGACGGCATCGTATCCGCGCGTGTCGATCACATTACCCGAGAGGGTTGCGTTGGTCGCACCAACCGCCACCGGCTCGATGGTGGCGATGATATCGACGTTATTGTGTAGGTCTCTCATGACTCACCCTTAAGCCTGGAAGTTGATAATTTTGATGCTTTCGAAGTTCACCACATCGCCGCCGACGCGCTTGGTCGTGTAGAACTCCACGTACGGCTTGGCGCTGTATGGATCGCGAAGCGTCCGAATGCCGATCCGGTCAACGATCTGATAGCCTTCGCGCATGTCGCCAACCGCGATCGAGAGAGAGCCCGTCGCCGGGTCTGGCATGTCCTCGAATGCAGCCACCGGATAGCCAAGCAGCGTTGCAGGCTGGCCCGCGGCAACGCCCGGAGACCAAACAAACTCGCCGTTGGAGTCCTTCAAGCGCCGCACAAGGCCCGTGGTCGTGCGGTTCATGAACCAAGTAGCATTCGCGCGGTAGATTTGCTTCAGGCCATACAGCGCCGAGAGCAGAACGTCAGCGCCGCCCGGCGCACTAGCAAACGCACCATTCGCGCCGGTGTCGAATTGCTCGATTGTGCCTGGCAATGTGGTGCCGTCTGCATAGGTCAGGAATCCGCGAGGCTTGCCGACGCCGTTGCCGTTCACGAATGCCGCCGCTTCATCGCGGCTGAACTTCTCGCTCACCTTGGATGCAAGCCAGGCTTCCATGTTGATTTCGGCGTCGTCCAAAAGCTTTTGCGTGGCTTTGGGCTTGGCGTACAGCTCATGAACCGGAATGCGCCACTTGCCAACCTGCGGCGTGGCGGTTTCTGCCCGCGTGTCGGTCTCAGCAACCCAGCCCGAAGCAGCCTCTTCGAGATCAAACAGACCTTCGAGTGCATCCGTGCTGATCGTCTGAATTGAGGCATAGGCCCGCATCGGTGAGGTCTCGAATACCTTCATGACGATGCGGCCGCTGAGATCAGGATTGACCACATAGCCGCCGTCGGGATCGGAACCAACCGAAAGCGCTTTCGTTTCGTCCGGCGTCAGTGCCCGGTCGTCCTTGCGGAGATACCGGTCGAAAGCGGCCTTGTATGCGTCGAGATCCTTTGCGCCGTACTCATGCACGTCGGTGCCGCGCTGTCGTGCGATGCCCTTGGCCCATGCAAGGGCCTTGGCGTCGAGATCAATACCCGGCTCGCCTGCATCGACGGCAGACCGTTGCGCCCGCTTGGCTGCAAGTGCGGCTTCGTCCGCGATCTTTTGGGCCGCATCCATGTCGGCTTCGATCTTGGCGAGCTTTTCTTCTAGGACCGCATCGCGCTTGGATTCATTTTCATTTGAAGTGCTTTTGAATTCCTCAAAAGCCTTGTGCAGTTGCTCGACCGCGCCGACGGCGGCCTTGATTTCATCGCTCATGGCTGAGAGCCTTTCTAAGATTGGCGATTT